GCCCACCGTAACATAGCAGTCGAAATAGAATCAGATGCAGAACTAAGGTCAAGCGTGGAATAAATCCCATGCTTTGACCCAAGCTGTGCAAGAATCTGATTCTTATGAGGCTGAGTTTCTTCCACTTCTAAACCGGAAAGGTTTATACCAAAGTGGGAGCTAAGGCGTTTTTCGATTATACGCCCTTGCCCGAGCTGAAAAAACATATTCAGCCCGGCCTCAGTACATATTGTTCTACCCGTCGTGACGTTCTTAGGAACGACCGAAACTCTAGACCCTACCGCCACCTTCGGAGCCCCATAGGTTTCAAAACGCCGCTTCTCAGCGGCTACCCATGAAGGACTCGAACGGATGGCATGTATGTACCAATGGTACAGGTCTTGATCGTATGCTGTCATTGGACCACCGAACATCTTAGAGAAGAAGTCGGTGTGTTTGATGCCAAGTGAAGCACCGGGTCCTGTACGCCCATAATCTGAAGCGTAAAGGGGAGAGAGCTGGACTCGATCGAGTCCAGCTGGGTGTGAACCCAAGAAGAATCCCTGGATCTCATTTCGAAAGAGATCTAGAAGATATTCGTCTCTCCACGAGGTCGGATTGTAAGTCCAATCACGTGACCGCTCATTACAGACGATGAACTTCTCTAGGGCTGCTATCGACTGCGCCGCAGTGACGTTAGCTTCAGGGCTCCACTTTTTGAGTAGAGAATTCCGAAGCGCATCACTTGCGAACGCAGCCGTAGCCGACATAGAAGGTACACAGCTGTTGTTGAGATCAAGATCGAGCATCGAAAAGAGCGTTTCAGTGCAAGCGCACATGGTGGCGACTCCTTGTGGGTATTACATGAGACCGGTGACACAGGCATCGGCAATAGCCGCGCTGTTAGCCGAGAGGAAGCCAATGTGGGCAATTACTGCCGACTTGACCGCCTCTTTATTGTAATACTCCGCGCCGGCAGGCACCGCGAGCTCCGTGACGACGTTCATGACGGGCATGATGAGCCCGCCCGAATCGCACTTCACGCCCTTACGGGTGATGAGCTTGTAGGTGTTCCGCGGAACGGAAGAACCAGGAACAGCGTTCGTCGGCAAGGTACGAAAAGCCTTGGGACGAACGAAGTTCAGGGTGAAGGGTTTCGCCACCGAATGCGCGTCCTGGGCCGAAGGGGCGCCGCCAATCACCGTAATGGCGATTTGCTTACCGTTCTGTTCAGGCGCAACGTCCTGGACGAACGTAAAGGAAGGCGACGTCCAATCGGTCGCAGCACTGCCCGCGAGGGGACTGGTGGGATTGAGAGCCATGGATATACTCCATACTTAGGGGTTATTTGTGAAGGGGTACAAGGTCACTATGCATACCGATGATGCCGGCCATATTGAGGTACTGTGTTCCATAACCAGGAATCTGGTAATAGAGCGTAGGCACCCAATCAGTCGGTGTACCAGCGGTACGTGAAATGACCTTGCGCGTCTTTTTCCCATTGGCGGTCAGAACGGTCTGGACATTGATAGCACCATTTTGACGCATACGTTGCTCCCTTTCGGGATGCCAACGAGGTTGCGTTATTTCATGATGCATCTCCGTAGTGATCGTTGTTTGCGACCACGCCAGATCTATCGGACCATGAGCAAAGGCTTCAATGACTTTGCCGACGTTAGAGAAATAGTCGACTAGCCAGGAATAGGGTATTAACTCCCACACCGTAGGTAGAAAATCGCTAGGGAGAAGTCCCAAGCGACCACCTACGGAGGCGGAAGCGCATCCTTTCCCCATGCGTAGGGCCCCGAGGTACTGAACACGATAAACCGATGTTTCGTTCAACGTATAGAGGAGGAATCCGATGTTCGGATCTGCCACCTCGGTTGACGCCACAACGGTAGAAGTGCCTGTACCTCTAACCCTTTTCGCTTGGATGAAGTCTCGAGACCCCATGTTCTCCAGGGCCTTGATCGATGAATTCACGTCTTCGATAAGAGGGCGCCAACCAAAGGCGTACTCTATATAGGTGCCGGAAATCATCGATACGACGTTCCTCCTCTCACGTTTCGTCTTCGCCTTCTTGTACATACTCTTGTATGTACGACAGCGGCGAAGATAGGACGCAACAGAGGAGTATAACGATCGCATGCTCGATTTTATCATGGATATGGTCTCGCCAAGTTCGCCCAATACCTGCCCGCCTGCAATATCTCGTTGCAGCGCGTTTACGGCACGGACGAAAGACTCCTTGGCTTTGTTATCGGCGGCAATCATGTCTGGAGTCCTGGTAAACTCCGGGAAGAAAGGCATGACAGGCCACCCCATTGTCTCGTATTCAGACCAGCTCGTGAAATCAGCCGCAAAGCGGTGGTCTTCGATTCTGGTATATGAATAAAAGTCTAGGGAAGACATCGTCACAATGTACACGGTACGATTGGAAGTAGCTCCTTCACAGCGAGCTATTTTCCTCTTGTAGCCGGGCACAGACACTCGAGGAGGTTCAGAACGAACACCCTCGAGAGAGGTCCAGGAACCTGTTACATCATATACTACGTGTGGCTTCTGTCCATTAAGATAGAAGTCATCGAGCGTATAAGCTGTAAATTTATCCTGAAAAGGATGAATGACCTCAGAAAATGTCTGCATGACGATTACCGATGGAGGTTGATAAGACCTCCTCACAGGGAGATCTGTGAAAACGGACGGCGAGCTTAACGAG